TTCCATGTGACAAATGATGCTTCATCTCAGTTTTTAGCTCTGGGGCAATAACAGTAACAATGGCGCCAGCTTTAATAAAAAGATCCGCCTTACGCGCCGCTACTGCCCTTCATAACTTCACCTCTTTTACTTTCGAGTAAAAAGCTAAAACCTTGCTACAATCGCCACATTCGCAGGGGTTTAACGGGTTGAAATTTTTATTGCACCATGGGTATTGTGGGCGCTGCTGTTCTATTACCTCTTCCCTAACTATGATTCGTCTGATATCTCCCAGCCAACCAAATTCCTCCCACCTTTCAAACTGCCTAAAACTAAATTTCACCCACTCTTCATCGCCTGGCTTTTCGTGAGCCACATAACAAACGGTTTTAGTTGGTGTAATCATTAGCGCTGCCCCATATTCTCTTTACAAGGCCACGGCACAAACACGCCAAGTTTCTCAACCAGTGTTTTGTTTAAAATGTCGTAGATAGCTGGATAATCGGTGCTACTTGCGCGTGTAGTGGACTTCTCGCCCATGTACGCTTCTTGCACCGGCTTCCACAAATGCTGCTTAACCGCTTCCATCGTCCACGGTATTTCTTGGCGTTTGCTCAACTGAAGCACTTGCCTTACGTCCATGCCTTTATCATTGAGCGCGTGAGATACCTGAGTTAGCCACACGTGAAGCGCATTGTTTTGTAACTGGCTGCGCTGCTTCTCGGTGGTGGTTTGCATCATTATCCACTTGTCACGCTCCCACTTTTCACGCAACTCTTGTATGGCTGCATCAAGTGACTGTTGACTATTGATAACGCGGAATTGACCTTTCACGCCTCTAACTCCTTCCAAATCTGGTTAAAGTGGTCCTGGTCATTCAATGCTAAAGCGCTAAAGCCCTTTTTCTTTTCAATGGCACGAAGAGTATCGCCTCTACGCTTTACTTTGGGGTGAGCGCTTTCTCTGGCTAATTTGCTTTCACGGTGTTCTTTTTGAATGGGGGTCATGCCACTACTCCTAACTCTAATTGGCGCTTAAATGGAATTTCGATAGATCCTTCAACTTGATTGCCAAACACATCCCAACCAGGCGTTTGCTTTCTTGCAAACATTTCTAGGCGAGGAACGTCACCACATAGCTTTTCAATGGCTTCTCTAAATGCCTGCGGCTTTTCTGAATGCTCACCAACTTTGGCGCGAATGCGTGAGCGAACTGAACGATCTTTGATGATGTTGCCTGTTTTGCCTCGTACAGCGACTAGTGCCGACTCAGTTGAAGCGCGAGTGATACTGCCCATGCCAAAAAAGTCTTTGCCGTGCTTAGTTTCTTTATCCCAAACAAAGCCGTTCATGTTCACAACGCGGAAACCCCAAGCTTCTGCAAGTTCAATGGCTTCTTTTGGCATCGCGCCCACGTACCACATGACTAGCAAACAATCGTCTTGGCATATTGCTGGAATATCCCACTGCTTCATGCTTTCTACGTCCATTACGTCATACTTTTGCGCTGCGCCCGACTTCATAGAGCCGCCTGTTTTCTTGTTGCTAAATGACCAAGGCGGGTCAACGTACAAAACTTTGTAGTTCATGCTGCATTCCTCTCGCGAATAGCCATAAAGCTTTTAAAAATGTTAGTGCGGCGATAGCTAGCCATTTTTGGGCACATATCGAGGTAGCCTTTTTTGCGTAGGGCGAGTAAGTGGCCTGCAACGCTATTAGGCTTTACGCCAAAATGCTCGGCGATAACTTCAAACGTAGGAAAGTTGTCATTTTGCTCGATGAACTTTTGAATGAAGTCCATGTAACTGATTTGCTTATCTGTTAGTGCAAAGTCCATACGCTACCCCCTAAACTCTTTCGCAAACTTTTTAGGCGCTGGCACATCACCCACAATCTGGCGGTTAGCGAGTGGTTTGAACTCGCTGTACTCACCGCGGAACACAGAACCTACCATCCCAATTTCACCCATACGGCATTTGCCTATGATTAATTCCGCTAGGCCTCTGTCGGGGCTGTTCTCGCTATAAACTTCATCGCGATAAATAAAAATTATCTTGTCAGCGTCTTGTTCAATCTGACCCGACTCTCGCAGATCTGAATTGACTGGACGTTTGTTGTTCCTAGTTTCTAGTGAGCGTGACAATTGACTTAGCACAACAAACGGGCAATCAAACTCTTTTGCCAATGCTTTGATGCCGCGACTAATCTCACTTATTTCATTAACTCTGTTATCCGTTTTGGTGTGGCCTCTTATCAGCTGAAGATAATCAGCCATGATTAACGTTGGCTTTCCATGCTTTTTCCAGTAACGGCGAAGCTCCAAGCGCATGCGAGGTATGGTCATGTAAGCATCATCAACGATTGAAAGGTGGGTGCGCTTAAGCCTATCCATAACGCTAGAAACTCTTGCAAAGGCTTCATCTGTCATACCGCCTTTGCTATCGCCTGGTCGCTGAATTGAGCTAATTGAAACTTGACCCAAAGATGAAAGCACTTTGTAGATTAGTTGCTGACGCGGCATTTCCATGCTGAAAACAATTGGCTTGCCGCCGTTAACAGCTTCGGTGGTTACCATGTTCATAGCAAAGGTTGTTTTACCCATTGATGGTCTAGCAGCAACAACAACCATATCTGCTGGCTCAAGCCCGTTTATTTTTTTATCAAGGTCCGGCAACCCTGTTGATATGCCAGCAATGTCTTTGCCCGAGTTAATACGAAACTCTAATTCGTCGATAGCTGCGCCTATTGCCGCCTCAATTGAGTAATCAGCTTCGTTAGTGCAAAGCTTCTCAGATACATCACCCAAGCGTTTTTCAGCGTTCCCCAGAATCTCAATTACGTCTGAACCGTCAGAGTTGTAGCATTGCTCTTGAATATCTTGTGCTGCAGCAATTGCTTGGCGCTGCAGTGAACGATTGCGAACGGTGTTTGCGTAAGTCATCAGATTTGCAGTTGACGGAACGCTCTTGGCTAACTCATACACATAAAACTCGCCGCCAACGTCTTCAAGCTGTCGTTTGTGAAGCAGGAAATCTGGCAGAGTTGCAATATCGGCAGCGCGGCCTGTGTTGTTCATTTCAACAATGGCCTTGAACATCAACTTGTGCGCACGGCTGTAAAAATCGTCTTCGTTGAGAATGGGCAATACCGCGTCCAGCAAATCATTGCTGTGCAGTAGCGAGCCGATTACGCCTTGCTCTGCCGTTTGGCTATGCGGTGGAATGCGAAGGTTTTCAGCATGGTTCACTCTTCATCCCTCCACTGCTTACGCGATAGGAAAAGCGCCGGGAACATGCCCGTGTAGTTTTCAAAATCTGAACGCTTACCGTGGGCTTGGCATGCTTCAATATCAGAAAACGCTTCGTTAATCAGGTTCAGCATTTCGTTAATTTCTTTAACGAACCCTTTATGCCCGATTTTTTTCATGTAGCTGTCAGGAAAGGCTTTTAAGAAATTCTTTTGATAGGTGTCATTCTTTGGTGGTTTTTGATTTACACCAATGGCTTTTTTTCCTTCACGCCAAGACTTCCAAAAATGCTCAAATCCCTTAACTCTAACTTCGTTTATTTTTTCGACACGCAGAGCCTCTGGGTCTGCATTATCTTTTATATTGTTAATATCATTATTGTTAAGGGTGTCGCTTGGGGTGTCGGTATAGGTGTCGGCACTGCCGTTCAAACCCTTTAAATACGCTACCTTTGGGGTGTCGCTTGGGGTGTCGCTTGGGGTGTCGGCTTTTTGCCACTTTTCCCAGTTATTTATGGTTAAAATTAAACCAATATCAGTTCGGCCTTTTTTTAAATTTACCTTGGTGATTTGGTCTAGTTTTATAAACTTATTAACAATGCGGCGAACCTTGCTTTCTGATTCTATACCAAACGTTTCAGCAAGCTTTTTGTAAGTGGTAATAAATTGACCAGGCAAAAGACTGACAGGAACGCCCTTGTAATCGACTGAGCGATGCTGATGTGTAGCACTGGTAAGAATATGCATAAAGATGGCTAAATGCTCTGGTGATTTGTACCACGGCTGTTTTTGGATATCTCGCCACACGGTGATAAAACCGTTTTTACTGGGCATAGCCTGCTGCCCCTTGTGAAGTTGATGTATTGTTGCTGGGCTAGCCATTTTTCTTCACCTCTGCCAATTCATCTAGTGCCGATTCAAGCTCTGCTATAAGCTTCAGCGTTTCGTTGGCAGTTAGGTGCATAACCTTGCCTAGCTGGTTCGTTCTAATGGCTACACAATGGCCTTTAGCGGCTATCGTGTAATTGGGGTTGTTAAATTTGGTTAATTCACTCATACTTGTCTCCGAAGTTAATCTTCAAAACCCCGCATTTGCTTTCCACGGCTAGCGGGGTTTTTTTATTGGTGTAACAGACCTCCCAGCCTGCTTGGTCGGGGTTAACGTGATTAGCGCTTCACGCTTGACCGACTAGGTAGGATCAACACTTACGGCGCTACCTCGTTCCTCCGTAAGCATCAGACCGATATACTGCGTCACCCAGTTAAAGCGCCGACCGCATTTGTGCAATCCGCATAACGCTTTGAGAAAGCTTATTGATTACCCATCACACTCAGTGAATGTGAAGCCGTACCGTTGATAACCTAATAAGCCTTCCCAAAACGTGCCGGTTACCCTCTTCCGGCGTTGCGTCATGTCAGTACCAACCTGACCTTGTTGCAACGGAGCACTTAAATTCGGTAAGTGAGCCTAGTTTGTGTGGGCTACCGCCAGTAGTGACAAACGTATCTGGCGGAATTACAAAGCCCTTCTCTTCTTCAGTGGTATGAGTTACAAACGCTTCTACCCAAAAACCCCGCGACTAGGCAGGGTTTTCGGTTTTAATGACTCTGAATATTGTCTGTAGGCTAGAAGCGCCAACCCACTTCATGTGTAAGGCGGTAATTGCCTGGCACTTGTAAATTCACCGAACTCACGTTAGCGAGCTTCGTAGACTCGCCAGCGGGTAGTTCGACTTCTACATACTCAACCTTTTCAATTGGCTCATAGCCAACTGCTAAGTAATCACGCTCTACAACGAGCGAATCAACAGAAGAGACGGTAAACTTTGAATCAACAAAGTCTTTGGCCTGAACCACTTCAACTTCTTCAATCTGATCAACCATTTCGGCGTGACCAGAAGAAGCAAGCGCGGCGGCTAAGCCAATAGCTGCACCAATAACTAAAATTTTTCGCATTTCAGTTCCCTTTTATTGTTATTAACGAAAGCACTGTGCTTTCACCGACTTAACCCCAATTAAGGGGCTTGTGGTCTTGTCTCTCCAAGTGTCACCTTTGTCTTTCGCCGCTAGCTAAGGTCGCTAACCATGTCCGAGTAGCCCAACACTCTTATGACTTCTGCTTCGTTTATCTGAATGTCCTCGCAATACGGAAGAGGATTGCTCAGGCGGTACATTCAGGACGTCTAAAGCGCAACATCAAACGCTTACTGCTAAATTGATTTAATAAATGCACCTAGCCAAAAACTGGCAGATGCGTAATAGGCTAAAGCTGCTAACTCAACCGCTAATACAATAGTTGCCGCTCGAAACTGCCAGTCGGTATTGAATAAATGCCTGAAGCTTTGATACTGGCGCTTACACCACCACACGAACGGCGAGCGCATTACGCTGCCCTCTTGTCTGGTGTGTAAGATGGCTTTGGTTGTGTGCGCTTAGGGCGCAATGGAACTACTTTGCTCATGCTTAATTTTCCTCTACTTATTAGGGGCTTTTGAGTCCCTCAAAATCTTCTTCATAGCCATTGATGATGGGCAAATGTCGGTTAATACAGATCCAAGACCTTCAAGCATTGCTCGTTGAGCTGCTTCCTCAAGACTTACGCCAAGCTCATCTGCATGTTTTTGTAGTAGTTCTAATTCTTCGTTACTGAGCTCTATTTTTTCTTCGGTCATTATTGAGGGCCTTAAAAAGTCTTGAATGAACCCTCCTTGGGTTCTTCGTTAATGTTTTAAGCTGCTGTACGCTCTTTGCTTCCAAACGAAACAGACTCTTTTAGGCCACGCATGAAAATGTCACGAACAATTACCGCTTTTTGCCCGCCAGTGTTTTTTACCAGCGCTTCAAGCAAGTCATTAACGTCATCATCTAAACGAACTTTGACTTCGTTCTTTTTGATTTTTCTTGGGTCTGCGTACATAGCCTTTATCTCCGTATTAACTGGCTTTACTAAGTTCGACTTCTTCAACTTTGAGCTTGCCGCCCGTAATTTTTTCAAGCTGGTAAGCGCGAAGGAGCGGTATAGTCTCGCCCCATTGGGATACTGCTGCGGGCGCTATATTGATTGCGCTAGCGAGTTTTGAAGCGCTACCGAAGTGCTCAATCGCATCACTCTTTTTCACGTTAAGAACCTTAAAATATGTAAGATTTCTTAAATCTAAACCTTAACATATCTTACGTCAAGCTGTTTTAAGATAACTTAAAATTAAATTGGTGGTTTATGGATACATTTGGAAGTTGCTTAGAACGAGCAAGAAAGGCAGCTGGGTTCAAGTCCGCTGGCGAATTTGGTAAAAAACTTGGCGTTTCTCATGTCACTGTAAGGGCGTGGGAGAAAGATGAATACAAACCCAGTAGCGACAACATTTTTGAAATAGTTAACATACTGGGTTCGCATAGCTCGCTGCTTCCACGCGTGCATTACCAAAATAAGCGCGAGAAAATCCAAGTTAATGAGAACGCAGAATACTATGGTCATATTGACGCCTGGGACAGCGAGACACCACTAGATGAAGATGAAGTAGAGGTTCCTTTTTTCATGGAAGTAGAATTAGCAGCAGGGATTGGTGGTGAATATAGTCTAGAAATACAGGGTCCGAAACTGAGGTTTTCAAAGTCTACTTTGCGTAGGTGCGGAGTTGAAGCAAGTGCGGCTGCGTGTGTCAAAGTGTCGGGCAATAGTATGGAGCCAAGACTATTTGACGGTGATGTAGTTGGTGTTAATACGCTTGATAAGCGCATTGTTGATGGCAAAGTGTATGCAATAAATCACTCAGGCCTACTGAGAGTTAAGCGCCTTTATCGAATCCCAGGTGGCGGATTGAGAGTTAATAGCATTAACAGCGCTGAACACCCAGACGAAAAGTACTTTGATAGAGAGCTAGAACAAATCGAGGTAATAGGAAGAGTCTTCTGGCATACGAGCATTTGGGATTAAATTTATGAATATTAGGATATCATCATTACTAAGCGGTTTCGGCGCAATCATCGCTTTCATGTCACTCTTTCCACCTTTCCAGTTTGTGACAGGGCAAGGGGTTAAATTAAATTTAGGTTATGCATTCATATTAACGCCACCACAATACAGGTCGGGGCTAGCTTATGTGGATATTCCAGTTTTATTAACGCAAATATTTTGTGCAGCCTTAATTTTTGGTTCGCTATACTTTGCGGCAACGTTTTCAGAAAACGACATTAACAATACTTAAAAGTGGCGCACATTGCGCCGATAAATCTTTTAAAAATATTTTGGCAGATCACTGTAAAGGAAAATCCAACACGCTACAGACGCACAAAAGAACACCACTCGCCCTGAAAATGTCTTAAAATCACCATAGCTTAAATTGAACGTTTGTTTGAAATATATATCTAAACTTCTTTTCTCATCCAAGGTTTTCCATTTATCTCGCTGCAAATAAAGCACTAGCGCGCACACTGAAGCAGGATACTCTTCATTCATATCCAAAAATGAGCAGAGATACCAAAAGCCACACGAAAGCGCTAGAACACAAGCAAGCCAAACTAGAAACCCCTTATACCTAAGTAATACAACCTTTCTAATAAACGTGTAGATAGAATTATAAAAATATGTAGTGAACAAAACTTTAACTAGTGCACCAATCGCTTCGCTGAACGTCACAAATTCCCTTCCTTTTTATCTGCATCCTTGATGATTTCATAAAATAATTTAAGTTATCTTACATTTTTGTTTGACTTTAAATTTAAGTTATCTTACATTTTAGGCGTACGGTAATCGATTGGATAAAAAACATGACCTACTGCCACATATCAAATCAAATCGCGCAACATGCGAACCAGCCTGAAGTAAATGGCTTTGCTGATTTAAGCGAATGGGAACAAGAAACCATTGTTTCTACTTTGTCTGATGCTGTTTTATTCGATGAAGTTTCACTTAAATGGGCTGACTACCCTCACACCGTTAATCTTGAATTTGCATTGCAGAGCCTTCTTGAAGAAACCGAGTTCCTTGAAGAGTTGGCAGCCGCAGTGCTTAACACTAATGCCGCCAAAACGCTTTTAGTTAATCAGCGCCAAGCTGAAACTAAAGGTCTAATCAAACATGCTCTTGATACCACGAACAACGCGCCAGAGGGCTACACATTAGGCGAACTATTGATGGGGAAAGCAGCATGATTTCAGACAACGATGGTTACTACCAAGATTTAGATGAAGCGAGAGGTTGGGACGAAATTGTAGAGGAAGAATATAGAGACTCTTTAAGAGCTTCCCGTGAGGCAAGAACTGCAAAGAATCGTGCTATTCGCAAAGAGGTTGAAAAGCAACTTAAAGCCGCAGGCATTCAAAAGCCAGTCCGCGAAATCAGAGGCGCAAAAGTAGAGGTTAACTGCCTAACCTGCAAAAGCGCTTTTACAGCAAGAGTTGCAGATAGGAAGCGTGGGTGGGCTAAGTATTGCTCGAAGTCTTGCAAAGCCAAAAAGCAAACCAATTGGAGTCGATTCTAATGAACCTTACTCAACGCCAACAACAGGTTTATGACCTGATGATAACAGGCGTTAGCCAGCGCACTATCGCCAAAATAATCGGCTTTTCAGTGCGAAGCGTTAAGCAGCACAGCGCACATATTTTCAAAAAGCTAGACGCTCATTCAACGCGTGAAGTTGTGGCAAAGCATTACATTGGAATGGGTTGTACCAATGAGAACGGTATGCCAGGCGCTGAGTTGCTATCTAAAGCTGAGCGCCGCGTTTACGACCAGCTTATTACTGGTGTAAGCCGCAAGCAGATTGCAGCAAGGGTTTTCCGCACAGAAAGCACTATTCGTTTTCACTTGAAAAGCATCAGCAAAAAGCTAGGCACTAACTCAATGCTTGAAATAGTTATTAACCACTACACAAGCGGTCACAACACTGAAATGAAGGAAGCAGCATGAACACGTTTTTATTTGTAATTGGATTGTTTGTTTTGATGGGCGCTTTTGCGTTCTTAGTTGGCGCTTTCATTCGCTCTGGTCAAGGCGAGCGTGACGACGAATGAACACGGTATTCACACTTATTGCGATAGCACTAGTGTCACTCTTCTTTATCGCTGTTATCTCAACGGTAAAAGCAATAAAGAGTATTGATTTTAACGAACGTAAGTAAGGAGCTTCCATGAGCCAGCTTAATAAAAACCAAGAGCTTAAGCCATGCCCGTTTTGTGGCTCAGAAAGTGTTGAGTTAAAAGATATTCATCACGTTCGCCCTTGCCTTGTTACAACCCGCATAAATGTGTGGATTGATTGCCCCGATTGCCCTTGCAATATGCACTTGGACTTTACCGACAAGGATAAGAACTGGCGTGAAATATCTGTTGAAAAATGGAATACGCGCGACTTAAACGCTGCCCCAGCGGTTGTGAAAACTGTGAAAGCAACGGCCAGCACATCGCATTTGCAAACGAGACTATTTTAAACCGCGCCCCCGAAGGGGCACACACCACGGCTGCGAAGTTTTGGACGGACAGAGCAGCCATAGCAACGAGGATGATAAACGATGGAAATCCGAACCACAAACACTAAAGGCTTATTTTGCCTTCAATGGCGTGATAGTGGCGTAAATGGCAGTGAGTATTTTACTCGCCTAGAAACTATCACCAATTCACGTGACACCGATGTAACGCTATGTCGTGAAGGTGTACCTGGCACAACGTTAAATATCGATTCTGAAGCCGTAGACGCGTTTTTTGAAATGGCTAACAACGTCGATGTGCCTATTGATGTAATCAACCCTTTTCCAGCGGCTGAAACAGTTCCATCGTCTGCCAAGGATGGCAACCCTATGGAGGACGCAGCGTGAAGATTGAACATACCCGCGTTTCACAGGATGGGCACCAGAGCTTAACAAGAGTACGAAAAACGACTTACTGGTCTATTGAGCACGATGGCAAGCAGTATCAGATTCAACAAGAGACTGACGCCTCCGGTCGGCCTCATGAATATCAGTATCACGTAGACCGAGTAACTTGCATAAAAGTTTCTAGTGACCTTTCTACGGTTTCAGCCAGCTTAGCGAGCTTTGTAGATATAACGCTTGCGGTAATGCTAGCGAAGTTTGTAAAGGAGAATGCAGCGTGATTTCAAGATTCTTTGTTCACAAATCTGTTAGCACTGCAAACAAGTGGTGCCGAGTAGCGAACTCTTTAAATTTCGCTCAATTCAATGTCGTTTCAGTTCCTTCAGGCTGGATCGTGACTTCTTCAAAAAAGGTACAGACAAATGGGTAACATGATGAAAAGCAGCGGTTTCGACTTAGCACCGCAAAACCTAGAGCAAGCAATGCAGTTGGCGAACATGATTTGTCACAGCCAGCTAGCGCCTAAGAACTACATGAACAAGCCTGAAGATACGCTTGTTGCAATGATGATGGGGCATGAGCTTGGTTTAAACCCTCTTCAATCAATTCAGAACATTGCGGTTATTAATGGACGCCCTTCTATTTACGGTGATGCGCTATTAGCGCTCGTTCAAAACTCGCCGGTGTTTGGTGGCATTACAGAAAGCTTTGACGAAAGCACCATGACAGCAACTTGTACGGTATGGCGTAAAGGTGGCGAAAAGCACACCCAAACTTACAGCCAGAAAGATGCGGAGTTAGCAGGATTATGGGGCAAGCAAGGTCCATGGAAGCAGCACCCAAAGCGCATGTTAGCAATGCGTGCGCGTGGCTTCGGCCTGCGTAACCAGTTCGCTGATGCGTTAGCAGGCTTGGTGACTCGCGAAGAAGCTGAAGACATGGATAGAAGCGAGCGTGACATAACGCCTCAGCAATCCGCACCACAAGTTGAAAGCAAGCCAGCCCTACCCGTTTACACGCAAGAGCAGTTCAACGAGAACGCTAATTCTTGGGCTAATGCAATCAGTGCAGGCAAAGCAACGCCTGAAAAAATTATCGCCATGGTATCGAGCAAGTATGACTTGCCTAAACAAATCCGTGAGCAAATTGAAACAATCGTAGACGTAGCAGAGGAAGCGTAATTATGAATTTCTTGACTGACCTTGTGCAGGGTTCAAAACAATGGCTAGAAGTGCGTAAGCAGCACTTCACTGCGAGCGAAGCATCAGCAATGCTTGGCCTTAGCAAATACACCAAGCGCAGTGAGCTACTTGAACAGAAAGCGACAGGCGTAACGCCAGAAGTGACCGACCAGCAACAGCGTCTATTCGATAAAGGACATGAAGTTGAAGAGTTGGCGCGTGTAATTGCTGAAGCTTTTATTCAAGAGGAGCTCTACCCAGCAACTATCACAAACGAAATTGAAGGTTTAAAGCTTCTAGCTTCTATGGATGGCCTAACCATGATGGGTGATCGCGGTTGGGAATGCAAAATGTGGAATGCTGAGTTTGCCGAAATGGTTAAAAACGGCATCGTACCAGATACGCATTGGCCGCAGCTTGAACATCAGATGCTTGTAAGTGGTGCAGAAAAGATTCTATTCACCATTACTGATGGCAC